TAGAGGAATACTACGCCCTAGGAAGATAAATACTCTATAGAACATAGAGGATACCAAAGTGGCCGTTGTCCAAATCTCGAAAATCCAGGTCAGAAGAGGCCAAAAAAACTCCAATAGTGGCATTCCGCAACTGAGCTCTGCTGAATTTGCATGGGCTGTAGATTCACAAGAGTTGTTCATAGGTAACGGCAGTGTATTAGAAGGTGCTCCGTATGTGGGCAACACCAAGGTGCTCACCGAGCATGACAACATACTAGAACTAGCATCTAGCTATCAGTTTGCCAGCGATGACACAGCCATCACTCTCAGCGTTCCAAGAAGCCTTCAGAGCAAAGAAGATGAAACTGTCAGTGTGGCAGACTTTGGTGCTGTGGGAGATGGATCTACTGATTGTGTAGCAGCATTTGAAACTGCGTTCACAGAATTATTTAGAAACGCCAACGAAAATTACAAAAAAGAATTACTGATCCCCAATGGCGAGTATCTTTTCACCAACGATCTTGCTGTGCCCAGTGGAGTGATTCTCAAAGGAGAAACCGAGTCGGGTGCTGTATTGAACATAGGTGATAACAATATACGATTTATCACAGATCAAGGTCTCGAACTAGGAGATTTCAACAGTACCAATCGTCCTCAAAATATCCGATGGAGCAATTTTACTATTAAACGCACTACTGGTCAAGTGACCTTGTCTGGCGTAGCAGAATCAAAATTTCAATCTATTAAATTCCTCGGAGAGTATGTACTAGGCAACGCAGTTACACTGGCCACAGCTCCTAGTGCTGTGTTTTGGCAAAACACACTGATCGGAACTAGAACACACAATGTACTGTTTGAAAACTGCACATTCCAAGAAAACAGCATATCAGTGAAATGTCTACAGAGCAGCACATTCGAAACCGCAGTGAGATTTCAAGACTGCAGGTTTTTTGTTAACGACACTGCGATCTATATAGAAGGTGTTAGTACACAAGGCAACCATTGGCAGATCAACGATTGTGAATTTGAAGAAGTGGCTAATCAAGCGTTTCGATCATCTGCAGGTTATGGTACACTAATACAAAGATCAAAATTTAAAAATGTAGGTAATGGAATTGGTACCAGTGCTAATCCCAACGACTACATGGTATACTTTGGCGAAAAGGTAGGCAATGTGTTAGTTGACTGTACCGGTGATCGTCAACAAGCGGCCGCTGTTACAACCGGCACGGCAGCTTTCTCAGAAGTCTATAATGCTGCAGGTGTGACTTTTGTTGATAAGACCTATGCCTTGATATATCTTTCTGATAGTTTTTCACCTCTGGCAGCATTTTCTGCACAGAACAAATTTACTGTGATAAATTATTGTCTTAAGCTGGGTGAACACACAAGATACGGCACATTGACCATAGTTATCGGTGACGATCTCAGTCCTGAAAGCCACGGCAGCGATGTCTCAATCACAGATAATTTCGCATATTCACCCAATACACTTACATCACCAGGAGGAAGCACAATGAGTAATTTTGAATTCAGCGTGTCTAAGAGCAGCAACACTGTCTTAGACGATTCAACCGCAGCGGTAATAGATACTGTGATGTTGACCTATAAAAATCCTCTTGCCACCGGTATCGCTGGGTCCATATCATATGATGTGGCCTACGGTGTTTGATGAATATGGAACCAAAAGATTAGCAGTTTGGAGACAGTTTAGAGAAAGTCTAGAAACTAGTCCAACGCCATTGGAAGATGTTGCTGAACTTTGGCGGCATGCACCTTTTGTTAGTCCATATTTAAATCCTCTACTTCCTACAGAATGGCCCGATCCATGGCATCTCATGCTGGATCTTAGGCTAGATGATCTTGCACTGGTGCTAGGAATGCTGTATACTATTAAATTAACACAGCGGTTTATTGATACCAAATGTGAGATACATATGTCTATGTGCCCACAGAATAAACAACATCAATACATGTTAGTAGTCGGAGACGAACAGGTTCTTAATCTTGAATATGGCACAGTAGTAAGCGCAGAACAACTTAAACACCTTGATACCAAGACAATATATGCAGTTAGTAAATTGCAATAAATATTCTACCAGAACAAAATAGAGAACGCTAATGAGCATCACAGTTATTAAAAGAAACGGCAACAAAGAATTATTGGCAGTAGAAAAATGGCAGGCACAGGTGGCTAAAGTCTGCAAGGGCATAGCAGACGTCAGTCAGTCAATGATTGAAATTAAAGCTCAACCTCATTTCTATGACGGCATCACCACAGACGAGATCGATGGACTAACACTACGAGCCATAGTGGATCTTATAGATGTAGAACAAAATCCAGACGTAGGCAATACCAATTATCAATTCGTAGCAGGTAAACAGCGTCTTAGCATGTTAAGAAAAGATGTGTACGGTCAATATGAACCACCACATCTCTACGATATTGTAAAAAAGAATGTGTCAGTGGGTTTATACACCGACGAACTTTTAGAATGGTATACTGAAGATGATTGGAACCGCATGCACGACATGTTGGATCATGCCAAGGACGAGGAATATTCATATGCAGCCATTGAACAGTTAATTGAAAAATACCTAGTAAAGAATCGAGCCACTAAAGAAATATATGAAACACCGCAGGTTCGGTACATGATAGCCGCGGCCACGGTGTTTCACAAAGAAGAGCCTAATACAGCAAGAATGAAATTAATCAAGGAATATTATAATGCGGCTTCTGATGGTTTGTTTACTCTTGCTACTCCTGTGTTGGCCGGACTTGGCACTCCTACTAAGCAGTTTAGTTCTTGTGTTCTCATTCGCAGCGATGACGACCTTGATAGTATATTTGCTTCTGGGGAAATGATGGCCAAGTATGCCAGCAAGCGAGCAGGCATTGGTTTAGAGATTGGACGTCTACGTCCCTTGGGCAGTCCCATCCGTGGTGGCGAAATCATGCACACAGGTATGATACCATTCTTAAAGAAATGGTTCGGCGACTTACGTTCATGTTCACAAGGAGGTATCCGCAATGCAAGTGCTACTGTATTCTACCCTATATGGCATCTTCAGTTCGATGATCTCATCGTGCTCAAAAATAATCAAGGTACTGAAGAAACACGAGTCCGACACATGGATTACGGAGTGGTACTATCAGCGTTCTTTTGGAGGCGTTTTAAGAACAAGGAACAGATTACGTTCTTTGATCCTAACGAAGTGCCAGACTTATATGAAGCATTTTATAAAGATACAAAACAATTTGAAGAGCTGTATGTAAAATACGAAAAGCGTAAAGACCTACGCAAAAAAACAATGAGTGCTGAAGAAGTATTCAGGTCGGGCATTCTCAAGGAGCGTACAGACACGGGTCGCATCTATTTGGTGTTTATTGATAATGTTATGGAACAAGGGCCTTTTGATCCAGAATACCATACCATATATCAAAGTAACCTGTGCTGTGAGATCTTATTACCAACTCGTTCATTCAAAAGACTAGACGACGAGACAGGACGCATAGCGTTATGTACACTAGGATCCATCAACTGGGGTGCGTTCCGTAACCCAGAAGACATGCGCCGTGCATGTCGCATACTACAGCGTAGTTTGTGCAACATCTTGGACTATCAAGATTTCTTGAGCATTCAAAGCAAGTTGTCAAACGACGAAATACAACCCTTAGGCATTGGAGTGACCAACCTTGCTTATTGGCATGCAAGAAGGGGTATAAAATATGGCGACAAAGACGCATTGGCAGAAGTTAAAGTTTGGATGGAGCATCAAGCCTTTTACCTTACAGAGGCCACGGTCGAAATGGCGAAAGAAAGAGGACGCTGCAAAGATTCCGATCACACCAGATATGGCAAAGGAGAATTCCCTTGGGAAAGAAGAGCCAGAGGAGTCAACGAACTCACTGACTTTTCCCCAGAGCTTGACTGGGAACCACTCCGACAAGAAATGATGTTGCATGGTGTGCGAAATGCCACTCTAATGGCTATTGCACCAGTGGAGTCTAGTTCTGTGGTTATCAACTCAACTAACGGAATTGAAATGCCTATGAGTTTGATCAGCACCAAAGAATCCAAAGCAGGTTCATTCACGCAGGTAGTTCCAGAATACAATAGATTGAAACACAAGTATCAGTTGATGTGGGATCAACGAGATTGTGATGGCTATTTGAAAACAGCTGCGGTATTGGCTGCGTATGTGGATCAGAGTATCAGTACTAATACCTTTTACAATCCTGCACACTTTGCAGATCGTAAAGTTCCAACCACATTGATTGCTAAGAATCTCATGCAGGCACATGTGTGGGGATTAAAGACATTCTACTACAGCCTAATCAACAAGGCTGGTAGTAGACAAGAACAACGAACACCTGAAGTTCATTACAACGGATTCCACAATGAGCGTGAAGTTATACAAGAAGAAGATGACTGCGAGGCCTGCAAATTATGAGTAAAGCTCAGTACAACCTAAACACCAAGACAGACTATCTTAATCGTAAGATGTTTCTGGACCCAGCAGGCCCAGTTACTATCCAACGGTTTGAGGAAGTTAAATACAAGAAAATTGCAGATTTTGAAGCCACAGCACGTGGTTTCTTTTGGCAGCCAGAAGAAATCAGTCTTACTAAAGATTCAAACGATTTCAAAGAAGCCAGTGATGCTGTCAAGCATATCTTTACCAGTAACCTGCTACGTCAAACAGCACTTGATAGTTTACAAGGACGTGGTCCAAGTCAAATCTTTATGCCTGTTATCAGTTTACCTGAACTGGAAGCACTGGTCTACAATTGGACATTCTTTGAAACTAATATCCATAGTAAGAGTTATAGTCATATTATCCGTAATATTTACAATGTTCCTAAGGATGTGTTTAACACCATCCATGACACCAAAGAAATCATAGATATGGCCAGTGGAGTAGGCGATTACTACGAAGCATTGCATATCATCAACTGTCGTAAACAAATGGGCGAGAATGTCCCAGAACAAGAACATATTCGAGCAATTTGGTTAGCCCTGCATGCCAGTTATGCTCTCGAAGCCTTCCGCTTTATGGTCAGCTTTGCCACAAGTTTGGCTATGGTTGAGAATAAGATCTTTATGGGTAACGGCAACATCATTCAATTGATCCTACAAGACGAGTTGTTGCATAAGGGGTGGACTGCGTTCTTGATTAATCAAGTTATCAAAGAAGATCAAAGATTTGTCACAGTTGCCAAAGAATGCGAAGCTGAAGTCATAGAACTTTATAAAGATGTGATTGCTGAAGAAAAAGCATGGGCCGATTATCTATTTAAGAAAGGGCCTGTGATCGGGCTTAATGCTAACATTCTCAAAGAATTTGTGGACTACACCGCTGTGTCAGCACTCAAAGATGTTGGCATCAAATATTGGAATCCGTCTGTGCGCACTACTCCAATTCCTTGGTTCAATAAACACGTTAATACCAGCAATAAACAGACAGCCCTACAAGAATCCGAATCAACTAATTATGTGATAGGGGTCATGAGCGAAAATCTTGACTATGATGCGCTGCCTGCTATATAATATATGTTCAAAGCACAGTACAAACGCAACTCGCCCTACGAAAGCTGGATTGTTATAGGAACCTATAGCAGTGAACAAGCAGCCATCAGTGCTGCTTTACAGTACAAGCGTAAGGGTGTGTTGTTGGTCCGAGTTACGGATAAAAAGGGTGCTGTGATCTATTCAAATTAACAAAGGAAACACTATGACAGCTGTTGTATGGTCAAAAGACAACTGCCCCTATTGTGATCAAGCGAAAGCACTGTTGAAACAAAAAGGCATCGAGATTGAAGAAAGAAAGATAGGACATGGGTACACACGAGAGGATCTCTTAGAAGCTGTGCCTAATGCAAGAACTGTTCCCCAGATTTTCTTAGATGGAAATTTGATTGGCGGATTTACAGAACTTAAAAAACATTTACAAGGATAATCATGTTAATTGACAAAGGTGTATCAGCAGGAGAAGTCATCACATTAAAGCTAACCAGTGGTGAAGAAATCGTGGCCAAACTAGTGGAAGATGGAGCAACTTATTATAAATTAAAAACCCCGCAGGTAATTGGCATGGGTCCAAAAGGTCCAGGATTAATGCCCTATCTGTTTACTGTGGATCCTAACAAAGAGATCAAATTGTTAAAAACAACAGTAACAGTGGCAGAAGCCACTGATAAAGCGTTTGCTGACCAGTTTATTCAGTCAACTACAGGGATTGCATTGGCTTAAATAGTAGCATGCCTACAGCAACCATTAGTCCGAGTCCAGCAGCTGGTAATTCTCCCAGCGGTATATATACTCCAGTTAATCATACACATCCGTTTACTGCGATCACGGGTCTAAGATTTGGTACCAACGGTCGTGTAGAACCTGTTTATGATTCTGGAAATGTCTATGCCAATGGCGTAGTAATCGCACTGTATGATGCACATGTAACTAACGGGACTTTTACATCTACATCAGTTCCCAGAGTAACTGTGGTAGCAGCTGTGCAGAACGTTGAAGGTGATGACGACAACACCGCAGGCAAGGCAGAAGCAGATAGATTTCTAGCAGAAGGCAAAATCACTGCTGAAAAATACAAAGAACTAACTACCACTCCAACTCCTAAGACAGAAGGAGTAAAACCTGGAGCAACACCCCCAGGAAGAGATTCGGCCGCGGTTACTGGCGATATCGCACTGACAACAGTGCTGACTCCAAACGGCACCACACTAGCTACAATGATTAAAAATGTCACTTATCCTAGGACCATAGCACAACTGGCACAATGCCATCCTAGTGTCACAGGACCACAGAATGTCGTGAATAATCTAGCGGCATTTGCTCTGAACATCTACGAGCCAATCAAAGAAAAATATCCCAATGCATTTTTGACCAACACCTATCGTCACGGTGCAGGCATCGGTGGCGGACAACACGGTACTGGGCAGGCTGGAGATTTTCAGTTTAGAAAAGTACCTGCTCATGCCTACTACGATATAGCTGTATGGATGAGCAAGAATTTACCGTATGATCAATTGCTGTTGGAATATCTTCCAGGACAGACTGTTTGGATACATGTCAGTTATGCTGCACCCAATCTGCCATATGGCGGACTTAGTGTGAGAAAATCAAAAGGCGTGGCCAGCACATTAGCAACATTGAATGGAGCGGCAGGCGGCAAGTTTACTGTCAATCTACATCAAGATATTCTTGAGTCAGCAGTACCTAACCGGATAGTGGCAGCATAATATGAAAAAATTATTTTGGAAAATACTAGGATTTCTCAGTCTAGGCATGGCCTATATTGGATTGATCACTCCCGGCATACCCTACAGTTGTTTTGTGGTGTTTGCCGCATACTGCTTTGCCAAAGGATCGCCAAAGATGCATGCCTGGTTGTACAATCACAAAATATTTGGACCATTCCTGACCAATTGGAATGAGCGCAGAGTATTCCCAAACAAGATGAAATATTTTATGTTGGCCATGATGACCAGCAGTTTGGTAATAATGTGGTTGACAAACGTGCCTACTCGTGGTATACTGTATACAGCAGCCTTTATGTGCTTAGTGGCAGTTTGGGCCTGGAGATGGCCAGGCAGTGTCGAAGCATATGAAAAACGCATTGCAGAAGGTAAAAAAGTTGGTTGGTTCAACAATCAATTTTAAACACACACAGATAAACATTTTTAACACAAGGAAAAAAGTAAAATGGTAACAGGAAAAGTA